CTCGTCTATGTTTTGACTGTAGCGTGTGACCGCTTCCAGTAACAATTTCGACTGCTCGTTCGACTGCATCTTTATACTCCAGATTCTCCTTTTCCATCACAATAGCGACGGATGACCCACCCTTACCACACGTATGACAGTAGTATAAATTGTCGTACGTATTCATTACTGCACTGCGCCGTGAGTCATCGTGGATACAACACTTGACACTGGCGCTCTTTCCCTCTCTTACTTCCCCACCATAGAAAGAGACGATGACTGCTACGGGGATTGAGTTTGCATCTGCGGTACCTTTGATCCGCTTTTTACGTACCACCCTTGACCAGTCTTGTGCTGGCATCCGCAATCTCCCTTACAGTAGCCGTGTAATTCTTCTGACTTCTCATAGTTACCTTGTGAGTTGAAGTCACCGCCCACTTTACAGTTGTCGCAAATCATTCTTCACGCTCTTCTTCTTTCTCTTCTACCTCAGTAGGTTCCTCAGGTAGCGGTACTTCTTCTGCTTCACCAGTCCATATCTTGCTGGTAGTGATAAAGCCCTCTGGTACTGGCATCACTTACTCCGATCTTGTAACCATTGATCTAGGTCTTGGATAACCCAAGCCTTCTCTACTCCGTGTTGTCTGCGTTTGACTATAACGAAGGCAGGAGGTTCAACCACTAACCCCCGTGCCTTCGCATAGTTCTTTGCTTCTACCTGTGCTTCGTCCCAGAAGGCAGGAAGATTCATTGTCTTACGATTCTTACACTCCAGAATATAGGTCTGACCTGCGATTATGGTAACGATATCGCCTTCGTCATTAGCGCCAGCCTTAGCCAAACGCTCGGCAAAGTGACCAAGTTTGCGTAGATATTTCATAACATCTGTCTCAAACTTAGAACCCTTGGCTTTGTTGTACGAACTCAACGTGTCACCTGTAAGTTGGAATGTAGATAGGTTCGTCCTTGTGCATCAGAGTCACCGATCTGACACGCACCAAAGTTTGTAAATAGTGTTGCCCACCGTGAAGCATCAGCATAGTGAGGTCCAAAGCGATTCTTCACGGCGGCAACCCGAAGCATTCCTTGGGAGGGGTCGTAACCAAGGGTCAGAATGATGGCAGGTAGTTGACTTACCTTACCGTGTATAGCACGACGAGGAGGGGGCATCGTGGGAGATCCATACTCACTCTGCTCTGATACGTGATGAAGCACTAGCACACAGGCTTCGGTCTTGCGTGCCATATCGTGTAACTCCATCATAATAGATCGTAGTCCAGCCCATTCATTATCTGATTCGGCTGCTACATTCATCAAGTTATCTATCACTATAAGTTCAGGTGCAATTCCATACAGTTCGATATATGCCTTTATCTCCATCTCGATATCATCGAGTGATGGACTGGAGTCAAAGACCCACTGGATATTCTGCATCTTAGAAAGGTAATCCTGATAGTGACGTGGATTATTTTGTAAGTTAGTTTCAACTGTCAGTTGCGAATGACCTGACAGATGAGCAGCAGTTCTAATCATCACGGTAGATGTATCAGTATCTGCTGAAAAGAAAAGCGTAGGTATATTCGCCTTGATCGCGTATACTAAAGCGAACATTGACTTACCTGCATTGGGTGCTGCTGCAACCATACAGACTTGTCCTCGTCTGAACCTAACGTTCAGATCGGTAGAGACAAGAGACTTCCATACATCGGGTAGGGGTGTAGCCTTGACGTTTGTGGTTTGCCACGCTCGTGAAAGTCTAAGCACTTCTCTCCTGTCTTACTACTATGTTTCTTTGCCTTCTTATTTGCTTCCTTTGGAACTCCGAAAGCCCACCCCAGATTCCGTAAGTCTCATTTTGGATACCCCATTCTGCACACTCACTTTGATGGATACACTGACCACATATACTTCGAGCGTATACGGCTTCGGGTGTAGCGCCGAGTCCAGGTTCTGGAAACCAGAAGTCACCGCCTGATTGAGCGCAGAGAGGATTCTCGTATTCACGAGGCTCTCGCATTGGGTCATCGAACCCAGATTGCGTCGCACTTGTCTGGCGCACCCTTAGGGGCAGCACACATCCAAGCACGCCAAGGACCCTTGGCTCCAGTTCCAGTTCTATATTGCATCTGACCGTGCTTACATTCAGGAGTCTGACCTTCAACTACCTGTGGTTTTGCTGCGGGTGCAGCAGGACTTGATACGGGCGCAGCAGTTCGAGCGCCTGAGAATGATTGGCTAACGCTTCCAATAAGGGCGGAAAAGTCCTGCGCTGCAGTAAGTAGCGATTCCAATTCCTCCTTTGTTGAAGCGTAGAGATTGATCAGTGTTCCATCGGGTGACTTGAAGTTCACTTGGAACTTTGTTGATTCGTTTGCAGCCACTATTTACCTCCAGTATGTTTGATGCTAAGACGAAGAGACTCTTTCCCTTCGGTTGTAGGAACGTAACCTAGAAGTTCTTGGACTACTTCCTTATTCACTTGTTTGGCACCTGCCACAGTTGACCAGCGAACTTCTATTCCTGTGTCGGTGACACCAACTACCCCAGCAAGTTCTTCTTTCAAAGCATCTTTTTGTGTAGTCAATTCTTTTATTTGATTATCTAGTTGTAGGTATGTCATTGCTTTGTCAGCAGCAAACCTATCTTCGATCAAGGGTAATTCAGTTTTTGTACGTTCTTTTTTTAGACCAACGCATCCCATCTCACCTGATGCGTCGTAGTACTTACAGTAGAACTTGCAGTAACTCTCATCCTTTTCAGGCTCAGGTGCAACTTCAGATTGCTTGACACCTTCAAGCCAAGATAGGGCTTCAAGCGCAATGGAAGAATCGTACTTCTCAGAGTGGACCTTTACATCGCGCTCGTCACCGTCTCGTGGTATAGCCACAAGATGCACATTGTGGACCTTCCCCAATCCACTTTGTTCTATTAGGTATCCGTAAGTATGTACTTGCCAGCGTTGTTGCTGGCTTGGAAAATAGGCAAGGTTCTTGACCTTGACAGTCTTCCAATCAACTACATCTCCAGTTCCTGGGATGTAGAGATCTACGTGTGCTTTCATACCGTTATGTTCTACGGTGTGCTCAATCAAAACTTCTTTGTTATCAGCAAGGGCAGCCTCTATGGAACTGTGAATCGCAGTCCCCATAATGGCTGCTAATTTCATCTCGTTCTCGTTAGTCTCAGGCTGGTTATGTAACTTGTACCAAACCTTACGACGGCAACCACCTAATTCTGATGGACCTATCTGTACCTGTGTGGATCGTCCACGCTTATTCTCTTTCTCGTGAAGAGCCTTGACTAACAGTTCCTTTATATCCACTTTTGCCACCTAGTAATTGTAATGTTGAAAAATAAAAAGTTCAATACTGTAATAGATGCTTCGTGATATCCTTCAGGATAAGCATAAACCTGATAAAAGTCAAAACCTAAAGCAAAGTTGCTAAAATAATGCCGATTGATATGAACCGAATATCTACCTAAATCGTAACTGGCTCTCATCCTAACTCCCGTCTCTGAGTAACTAATTGTATGGGAGGGCAAGTATTTATATCCAGCATTGACGCAATCTGAACGGCTTTCTCGGCGTGTTGCTCTACATTACCAATAGTGAGACGACCCAGACGATCATAAAGATAACCGAGAGCATAAGCGCCGCCACTGCCGATTCCATAAATCTTGTGATCAGATTTGATGAATGATAGGTCCGTCGCGATATGGAATACATTCCCATCAAACGCGACAATGTAGTCGAACCCTGATTCTTTGTCTTTCGCCGCTTCATATGGGTCGTATCCATTCTCTTTGAACGCCGTGAGTATCGACGGCATAACTTTCTTACCCATCCATTGGATCGGGTCTGCTCCTTTGTATACTGGTGGAGTCCAGTTATAGGCAAGGATATCTCCTGGCCTAGCATCACCGACAATACCTAGTAGATACTTGCCGACGTGAATAATCTTAGGCGTGGAACTACTGATAGTTCGCAGGTTATCTTCTGTAATCTGCGAATCTGCCGCTAATACGGCTCTATCTTCTAACTCTATAGATACCAATGTGGTCACAGGAAAATTGTAATGGATACTACGGCGTGTCGCGCCAGCGACACTCTGATGGATTATTACAATATGAGCCGAAGGCGAATAA